TGCAAGTCTTTTTTTAACTAAAGTATATTTATTTTATATATAATATTTGTATACTTTAACTATTGATTTTTTTAATTAATCATGTTATTTAATATTTTCTTTAACATTTTATTAAATTAATGTCAATAGTTTAAAAAATTTAATTTAACTAAACTACTGTATAGATATACAGCATCTTAAATGCTCTGTATTGCATTTTGTGTGAGTGGTTAAGGGCTTACTATCAGATTAATTTAAATGCTTTGTGCGTCTTCTCTGTGCGTTGTGGTATGTGTGAAGTTTTCCAAGTGATAGAGATTTTAAAGCGTTTAAAGTGGTAGTGCGTTTAAACATTGTAAATTATTTACATTTTAACAGACAAAAAAAACCCCCAATTAAGGGGGTCAAAACTTAGGGGATTAGTTTTATTTTATGCAATCGTTAGGGTATCACTTCCACAGCCGTTGCAAGTGGCGTTGGTCATTCTATCTATCATGGTCTGAGATGCTCTCCAACCAAACCCACAGCTTGAACATTCAACCTTTATATTTCTTGTTCCTTGCTTCTTCTTGTTGGCTGTTGACACTTCCGCATGTGGATATTCTCCCAGTTCTTGCACAATCTTTTCAAGCTTTGCCGTCAACTCTTTCCCCGCGTGGGTGCTTGTCATCTTACCCTCTAACCCAACATCAACCGCAATAGTTCTGAATAATCCCTTATGCCCGTGTTCGCAGTCATCAATGGCGTGAATTAATTCATGGGTCAAGACATCAAGAACCCTAATGCTATCGTCTTGCGTTGGTGATATATAGACTTCATTCACTCCCGCTTTAGAACTTGCCCTGTTGTGACATGTTCCTATTGCTTGATGCTTTGCACCAGTTCGCCCACCACTTGCAGGAAATCCACAAGATACTTTTACATCTTGCGGGACTTCATAGCCGTGTTGTTTAAACACCCCATCATTTAGCTTATCTGTTGCCATGATGAGCCAATTCTCACGTGTTATTTTATTTTCAATTTGTAATGTTTTCATTTTTATTTATCTCCGTTTAAATTAATATTATTAACAACTTTCTAGCTGTTCAATTTCGCCAAATCTGTCAAGGTCAATTAAATATTTAACCGCTTCTCTCCAGTTCTTAAAAGGCTCATCAGTTTTATAATTATGATTATCGACTAAATCTTCAAAGCCCCCATCATATGCCATGACAATATTATCATCATCTTGTAAAGCACCGCCCCAACATTGAACTGACTGCCCTTTATATTGTACTGTTATATATTCCATCTTTTCTCCATGCCCCTAAACAAGGGCTGTTAATTAATATAAAAGATATTAAAGCACGGATAGTGTTTAAACACAACCCCATAACAGGTAAAAAAACACATTATTTTTATACTGTATAAACATACAGTGAAATTGAGTTCAGTTAAAAGAGGGGCTAAGACTAGGGAAGCTTTAAAAGTTTAATAGAGGGGCTTAGAATGAGTTTAAGAGGGTTTTTATAACAGGTACACTTTTAATGTTCTTGATAACTCCATAAACTAGATAAACTTTACAAGGGGCGTATAAAATCTTTTAAAGTTTGTATAGTTTTTATATATAAATTCTGCATACGATAAAACTATACAAGTCTTTTAAAGTGTGATAAGTTTTGTAAGTTGTTGATATCCTGTGGATAACTTGTGAAGTCTTTTCAAGTAGGGGGAGGCAGGATGCACAGGGGGGGTGGGGTGGTATATATATAAATCACATACATTTCTACCCAAAAACCATATAAACCAGTTAGCCGCATACTTCTAAAACTTCATAAGCTTTTGGACATAAAAAAACCCCTAGTTTTAGTAGAGGTTTGTGTCGGTTTGTTATGTGTTGAACCGGGGGACGTTTACAACTTTATTATACACATCCTTTTGCAATTTGTCAAGGCATTTTTAAAATACTTTAAAAACTTTACAAAGTACTTGACAAACGAATAAATAATACCTATAATAGTAGCATGAGTTACTTACCAGAAAAAAAACGAAACCTTACTGAGAAACAAGAAGCATTCTTGAATAACTTAGTAGAAACTGGTGGAGACTTCAAAAAGTCAGCGGAACTTGCAGGATATTCAGGCAATCACTATCAAATATTAAAATCACTTAAACACGAAGTAGTAGATTTAGCCTCAGACGTACTTGCAAGGGAAGCCCCTACCGCAGCATTCAAGCTTATACAGATTATGAAGTCTGATAAGCCTGTTCCTCAAGCTAATAACAAGCTACAAGCTGCACAGACGATACTAGATAGGGCTGGTGTTGTTAAGACGGATAAGCTAGATGTCAATCATAGTGTTAGCGGTGGTATCTTTATACTNCCAGAAAAACATACAATAGACATTGAAGCAGAGGATGCAACCTATGAAGCTGTGGATAACTGAGTTTATAGATACGATAGATGGTTCTTCTATAGGACCTTATATTAAAGCAGACACAGTTGCCCAAGCTAATAGAATAGCAATACAATATGGTTTGTTAGTGTTAGGAGAAATCCAAGAACTACAACACGATGAACCAATACAAAAGAGGATGATACACTAATGAGCATTGAATATAGAGGAGAAAGGTTTTCAGGTTATAACAAACCTAAACGTACTCCAAAACACCCAAGTAAATCACACGTTGTTCTTGCAAAAGAAGGAACAACTATTAAAATGATTAGGTTCGGTGAGCAAGGTGCTTCTACAGCAGGTAAGCCTAAAGCAGGTGAATCAGCTCGTATGAAAGCAAAACGCAAATCTTTCAAAGCTCGTCACGGTAAAAACATAGCCAAAGGCAAAATGTCAGCAGCTTATTGGGCTAATAAGGTAAAATGGTAATATGCCACAGTTAGGTTCTGACGATAGTAAAAATGCAGTACCGCTGCGTAGAAGTATTTATAAAACTAGTGACGGAGGTAAAGGTTCTAAACCTAGAGTAAACATACACTCTAAACAATACTCCGATAACTGGGATGCAATATTTGGAAAAAAAGGAGAAAAAAAGAATGCCAAAAAAAACAAAAAGTAAATCGACTGTAAACAGTTCTGGTAATTATACCAAACCTGCATTGCGTAAGAGGCTTTTTGGGCAGGTTAAACGCGGTACTAAGGGTGGTAAAGCCGGTCAGTGGTCTGCTCGAAAAGCCCAGCTTTTAGCAAAACTATATAAAGCTGCAGGAGGAGGATATAAATAATATGAAAAGGATAAAAGAATTTATGGTTGAAACGATGAATAAGTTAAACAAAGTTTATGCAAAACTATTTAAAAATTGTTTAACAACTAAAGAAGCTAAAGCCAAAGCAAAACCAAGAAGAAAATATGTCAGTAAGAAAAAAAGCACAACAAAGTCTAGTTAAATGGGGTAAGCAGAAGTGGAGAACTGCCAGTGGAAAGAAGTCTTCCAAGACTGGAGAAGTTTACGCACCTGCTAAAACTATAGCAAAACTTAAGTCAACTGCAGCAGGTCGTAAAAAACTTGCAGCTGCTAATAAAAAGAAAAGAGCAGCTACCAAAAAAGGTAAGCAACATGCTAAACACGGACTGCACAAAGGCAAAAAAAGATAATGAAAGAAGGTTATATTAAAAGAGCTACATCAACTATTCCTTTTGGATATGAGTTAGATGACGAGACTAGTTCTTTTTTAAAACCTATAGAAGATGAGTTAGAAGCTTTACAAGTTGCAGAAAACATGGTAGTCAACGAAGAAATATCATTACAAGCTGCATGTGATTGGTTAGAATACAAGACGGACAGACGCATGTCTGCTCCGGGCTTGAAAAAACATATAGATAAAAAGTATGGATTACGAAGCGAAAGATTGGGAATTAAATCCACATCTTTACTTGCAAGATAGCGAAGGCAATTTTGTAACTAAAAAAGACGGGACACCTCGTAAAAAAGGTGGTCGTCCTAAAGGCGATGCTGAATCTCAAGCTCGTAGAACTATTTCGCGTAAACAAAAGAATATTCAAAAGCTAGAGCAAAAGCTCAACAACGCTAAGAAGTCATTCAAAAAACAAAAAACAACTCTTGAAAAACTTGATAATACTAAAGAAGGTATTGTTACAGATGAAGATTTAGGTAAACTTCCTAAAGCTGTTCAAGAAAAACTTGACAATCATCACGTATTTTTTCACGCTAACGAAGGTCCACAAACAGACTTCCTTGCTGCTAGTGAGAAAGATGTGTTATACGGTGGAGCTGCTGGTGGTGGTAAATCATATGCCATGATTGTTGACCCGTTAAGATACGCACATAAAAAAGACCATAGAGCATTAATACTTAGAAGGTCTATGCCAGAGCTTCGTGAGATGATTGATAAGTCTCGTGAACTATATCCCCAAGCATTTCCCGGTGCTAAGTTCAGAGAAGTAGAAAAACTTTGGAACTTTCCATCCGGTGCAAAGGTAGAGTTTGGATTCCTTGAAAGAGATGCTGATGTTTATAGATACCAAGGACAAGCATATAGTTGGATAGGCTTTGATGAAATAACACATTTACCTACAGAGTTTAGTTGGAACTATCTTGCTTCACGTCTTAGAACTACTGACCCAGAAATACAAACATACCTTAGATGTACTGCTAACCCCGGTGGTGTTGGTTCTCATTGGGTAAAGAAAAGATACATAGAACCTAACGAACATAACAAAAGTTTTTTAGGAGGAGATGGTTTAACTCGTAAGTTTATTCCTGCTAAGTTAGCTGATAACCCATACCTGTCAGAGGATGGAGTATATGAGCAAATGCTTAAGTCTTTACCGCCTACTCAAAGACAACAACTCTTAGAAGGTAATTGGGATGTTGCTGAAGGAGCTGCCTTTACAGAGTTTGAGCCTTTAAAACATGTTATTACTCCTTTTGAACTTCCTATACATTGGGAAAGAGTTAAAGCAGTTGACTATGGATATGCTGCAGAAAGCTGTTGTTTATGGGGAATAATGGACGTAAATGACAATACTTTGATAATTTATAGAGAATTATACAAAAAAGGCTTGACAGGTGAGGAATTAGGTGCTATAATAACTGATATGGAGTCCGAAGACCCTTTCTCAGTGAATGGGGTTCTCGATACTGCTGCATGGGCTAGAACAGGAACTACTGGTCCAACTGTAGGAGAAAGTTTAATTAAAGCTGGTCATAAATTAAGACGAGCTGATAAGAACAGAATACAAGGTAAAGTACAAATACACGAGTATTTAAAAATAAGAGAAAATGGTAGACCTAAGTTACAGATATTTAATACATGTCCTAACTTAATAAGAGAACTACAGTCTATACCATTATCTAAAACAAATCCAGAAGATGTGGATACACATGCTTCTGACCACGCATATGATGCGTTAAGATATATGATAATGAGCAGACCTAGAATGGAAAGCCCGTTAGAAAGAATTAGAGGTTTAAAGCGAGAAATGTATAGACCTATAGATTCAACATTTGGTTATTAAGATATGGCAGACAACGAAAATACATTTTTAAACGCTAATAGTCTTTATGAAGAAGTAGAAGGCGAGTCTGGTGTTAAATTAACTTTAGAAGAAGACCAACAAAGAAATCTTATTGGTATCATAAAAGGTAGATTTGCACAAGCTGAAGAAGCTAGACAAACTGATGAAACACGTTGGTTGAAAGCATATGAAAACTATAGAGGATTGTACTCTAAAAATGTTAAGTTTAGAGAATCAGAAAAATCTAGAGTATTTGTAAAAGTTACTAAAACTAAAGTACTTGCTGCATTTGGACAGTTAGTTGATGTTATATTTGGTACAGGAAAATTTCCGATAGGAATTGCCGAAACTAAAATAGCTGAAGGAGAAACTAACTTTGCATATCTTGATAGTTCTAACCCTACTCCGGGATTAGAAACTACTGTAGGTGAAGGTGAGGTAGACGGTAATAATGTAGATTATGTAAGTCCTTATGATATTGGTTTTGAAGGAGACGGTAAAACTTTAAAACCCGGTGCTACTTATCACAACGGTATCTTTGAAGATAGTCTTGAAGACCAAGCAGAAGATGCTGGATTATTAAATCCCGGAACTAGTCCAGACCCTCAAAAAATAGAAATATCTCCTGCACAAAGAGCTGCAAGGAGAATGGAAAAATTAATCCATGACCAGATTGAAGAATCAAATGGAAACTCAGAATTAAGAAATGCTCTTTTAGAATCTGCTTTACTTGGTACAGGGATTGTAAAAGGACCATTTAATTTTAATAAAAAACTTCACAAGTGGGATACAGGCGAAGACGGAAGTAGAAATTATAACCCACTAGAAGTTAGAGTTCCTAGAATTGAGTTTGTTAGTTGTTGGGATTTTTATCCTGACCCTTCTGCTACTAACATGGAAGAATGTGAATATATAATTCATAGACACA